TTCTAAAGTGCATAACTTCGGACTTAGGAAATATCATAGGGTCAAGCCCTTGTTCTCTTAGAATGTAGAAATCGTTTGACATAATAGGGTTATTTTCATTGGCGGTAAAAGGCATCCCCGCCGCACCTCTTTTGTCAACAATGCTAATTTGTTTTATGGGTAAACTTTGCACATCAGTAATACCAACACCGGCTCTACCAACCAATTTGTTTATGTCATTACCGTAAACCATAAGGTTACGCATAGCGTTAATTAAGAAGTCATCAAAGTCAAACGACTCAATCATTTGGTTTATGGCTGTGCGTATTGTTGCGTTTTTTGCTTTTTTCATGTCAACGGTATATGCGTTTGCTGTAAGAGCAACAGAACGAACAGCACCGTTTAATTCGGGGTCTAATTTTACCATGCTGTCAAACAAATCAAACTCATTGTCGTAATTAGTGTCTTGTTGAAACTTGTCTGTTTCTTCAAATATGTTTGGTAGACCGGCGGCAACCGACAGCGAAACATTAGAGCCGACTCTTTGGGCAGGTTTTTTTTCAGCAACAACCTGCTTAGAACGAAAACGGTCAAAAAAGCCCATATTTTACGGGTATGTGCGCTGATTTATCAAGTATTCGTTTGATTTTTTACTTTTTTAGATTTCTTCGGCACTCAAAGTCGATAGTGATAACTTCAAACAAAGGTAAAAAGAATGTAGTTGTGCGGGCGTAACTATGTTTGACGGCCACACTCGGTATTCTTCTTGTATCATGTTTAAGGATAAGTATGTTTGATTCTTAACTGTTAGTGATTGTTGATTCTTTGTATTGTTTGTATTACTGTAAAAATAATAAAACGGGCTACTGCGTTGAATATGGGTTAATTCTTTTTTTGTTTCAAAGGCATTTAAGAAAAGTAGTTATTACAATAGTAATTGTTAGCAGTCGATGGGCCGTTCTACATCTAAGAAACAATAAAATAATTATGTAAAAACGATAGATAGGGTCGCATTTAATTCTTTTTGTTGTTGTGTAAAGAATAAAATTATAAACGCTTATAAGGGGAAGCGATAAGCAAGGTTTAATGCGCGCACCACCTAACTACGGCCACGACTTAATTTTGGAGTTTTACGACCCGTCGAAGAGCGTTATGGAAAACGCTCGAATATTGCACGACATGGATAACAAAAAATCTGTTAAGGGTTGGGAAATGAGCATTACTAAAATGAAGAACAGTAAAAAATTGACAATTGAACACCAACAAGTCGAAAACGATAATACTTTTGCCGAAAAAGTGCCGGAGTCATACTTTTACGACCAAGTAAACGACGAATACTTTACCTTTCTTTCTACTGCCAACACTATGATTAAGGTCGAAGGTGATAGGCATAGAGCCATGAAGACTGCGTATAGCAGTATGGTTGGCAAACCGGCATCTATCAATGAGGTATGTCGAGAGTTTGGTATACCGCGAGCGTGGTTTGACGAGTATAGGCGACGACACGGATGGACTCACGACATGGATATTTACACCGACGAACAAATCATGGAGTCAAATGTGGAACAGTTGGTAGAAGACTTGGTTCTCAAGCGTCGACATGAGTTGCATAAGAAGTTTGAGCGTAAAAAGTGGAAAGAAATAGAAGAAGATGCCGACAAGTATAGGTTGTTTGAGACAAATGTTCTTGCTGACTTTAGGAATCTCATACAAGAAAAGGCAACAAGTGTCTCTCAATTGGCATTACCTGTAAGTAGCGACCCGTTTTCTCTTGTTATTAGCCCGACTGATTTTCATTGGGGTAAGTATGGGTGGGTCGATGAAGTCGGTGAAACCTATAACTTTGAAGAGGCTAAGTCTCGACTTATGGGTAAGACCCAAGAGTTAATTAGCCGTCTTTACAGTAAGCCGGAACAAATCATTATCTCTACCGGTAGCGACTGGTTTCATGTTGATACCGACGGCGGAACGACAACCAAAGGAACACCTCAAGACATGTATGGCTCTCCTGCTGAAATCCTAATGACCGGTTGTAAATTAGCGCGTGAACACATTGATTTACTCCGACAAGTTGCGCCTGTTAAGGTAGTCTTTATGCCGGGTAATCACGACCGCATGAGTGCTATTGCACTGATGATGTATTTGTCGGCAGTATACGAAGAAAGCGAAGACTGTGAGGTTGTAGTATCTCCTGCTTCTCGACAGTATGTTCAGTATGGTAATAACCTTCTCGGCTTTATTCACGGAGATGGGGCTAAGAACCTTGAAGAGTTAATGTCATGCGAACAACGCGAGTTATGGGGTAAGTGCGAACACCACACTTGGTTTCACGGACATTTGCACCATCGAAAGGTTTTGGAAAGCAAAGGGTGTGTCATTATCCAATTGCCGAGTTTGGCAGGACATGACCGATACCACGCACGACAAGGCTACACTACTTCTAAGGCAGGGTTAGCCGCACACATTATCGACAAAGAAAAAGGAATTATTGGCTCTATGTTTGCCCCTGTTGGTGAGCATTGATGCCACACAAACCTATGTCAAGAAAATTAAGACGATGTGTCAAATGTGGTTATGAATCCGAAGTATGTTACACAAGTCATAAGGTTTGGGATAATGTAAACAAAAAAATGGTCTATTGCGGAATGATGAGGGTTGTAAGATGACTGAAATAAAGCGAGAAGCGGTAGTGTGTGATTCATGCGGTTGGGCGAGCAAATATATGATGAGGGGAAAGGCTTTAACAAGAGTCTGTCCGTATTGTGGAATGCGCTCGCTTAGACCGCAGTAGATGATACTATGTATAATATAACAAAAACCGTATTTTGGCAAATCCCTATCGAAAATTATGTGATGTCCTATGTCAAGTATAAAACGAGCATTAGCCTTTGAAAGAGCAAGATACGATGTTCAATATTTTTACCGTTGGCTTGGTTATGCTTGGGGCGAACACATAGGCAAATGGATGGACTTATACACTGATAGGAAAGGTAGTCATGTTCATCGCGTATGTATTATTGCACCTCGCTCGCATAGTAAAAGCACAACCCTTGGTGTTAAGTTATTGCATCAGTGCTTGTTTGACAAGTTTAATGGGAATCCTTTGCAGGTATGGTTATTCAGTGCAAGTCGTGATACTGCTATTCGTCGCTTGGCTGAAATAAGAAGCGACTTGACAAAGCATCCCGAATTGTCTCGCTATCTCGATACAAAGCGTGGTGGTAAGGTTGAGTTGTATTTTACTAATGGTGCTGTAATTCGTTGTTCTTCTGTCGGCTCGGCTATTCGTGGTGAGCATCCTGCCGTAATTGCTCTTGACGATGTATTGCTTGACGCTAAAAAGGAATTAAACAACGAACAATTGCGACATTGGTTGCGTAAAGTTGTTATGCCAATGCTTGACCCCGGTTCTTCTATTTACTGTGTTGGAACGCCAATGGCTATGACCGACTTATACCATACTGAAATGCTTGACAATCAACAATGGAAAAGCGGAACATGGTCGGCATTCCCTAATTGGGATGAGCATAAGCATGAACCGGAAAAGTTGAAGGCTCTTTGGCCGGAGTTTAGGCCGACGCAATTTTTACTTGAACAACGAGAGTCTATGGGTGAGTTGGAGTTTGCTCAAGAATTGCTGTGTAAAGTTATTGACGATGACTCGGCAGTATATCCCCGTAAGTATACCCGTAAAAATATGGACTTAGAACAAGTGCTTGATACAGATAAACGAGATAACTGTCGATATGTTGTTGGGTTTGACCCTTCGCAGGGATTGGGTAAGGACTACTCGGTTCTTTGTGCTGTTCGTCAAGAAAGCAACGGTGATTTAGTAGTGTCAAACATATGGAGGCGCAACGACTTTCCTCCCGACAAACAGGCTGACATGATAGGTGATTGGTGTAAAAGATACAGTGCGCCTTTGGCGGCGGAAGATGTCGGATTTCAACGGCTGTTTAAGTCGCTGTTGGAGGCTAAGGGTATCGGTGTCGATTACAGGGAAAGCAAAGTTAGTAACAAAGGCTTGAAACAAGCACTGTTGAACAGGCTTAGGGTGTGGTTTGAACGAGAAAAAATTGTTATCCCGTATGGTAACGACGCAACAAGACGAGTCATGAACGAATTGCTTGACGAATTAGAATCACACGCTTGGAAAGGCGGAGATATTGTTGACACCGGAAGACATAACGATTTGGTAATGGCGTTGGCACACGCAGTCGACCAATTTTCGGGCCGAATAGACGGGCCGGTATTGGCATTTGGCAAATCGGGCAAAGGCGAATGGGCCGGTGGTAAGTCTAAGGCTCGAAGGCGTGGCGGATATAAAGCAGTCAATCGCAAAAGGTATTGATACTTACTTTTGACAATTTTTTGTAGTAAATATTTCGGGAGACTAAGCAATGGTGTGTGTCGCCGTCTGTCTAACTTTTGGAGTAAAAAACGAAAAACACCCCAAAACCACCCCTAAATGGGCCTCAAATTATTCGGTGCTACCTATTGACCTATTGATACCTCGGAGGCTCACAGAGGCGTTTATATTGCTGTTTTTAGGCATGTTCAGGATTGAGGTAGGTCGGCGGTTTTGAATCGACATGAAAGAACCATCCGTTCTTCATGTGTTGGATAAGTCGAACACGGATGCACATTCGACTTTCTATCCCTTGTTTTTCTTGATGTCTACCTCCGGTTCGTTGGATTCAATGTCGGTCTTCAAGCGTCGGTCGGAAGGTATCGGTCAATTGTTTCGATTCGCTCGACTGCGAGTCCGAAGGTGATGCCGTTATACGCTACATCGAAGGCGCACACTACAAGTTTTGCCGGTGCTTTCTTTCGGATTTGAGCGCAATTCACACGGACACCGCCCTCAATCAGTAGGTTCAACGCGGCTTCGGCTGATAGAACACCACGCTTGACCGCCATGATTGCTTCGGCTTGCTTCTTGTTGATTCGGCATGAAGTCATGTGGATTTGATGCCCACCGTGGGTCTTGAGACGGCCACCGGTCAACAATTGAGGCAAAGCAATGTCGGCGGATTGAATGCTCATCAAGTGCTTCGGGTTGCCACATCGGGGACAAGTGTTCGGCCCGTTCGCGCCACCCTTTGCGACTTGTTGAAGTCCGAGTGGTTTTCCGCAACCGCCTTGAGCCTTTGAGCAATACATCTGTTTAGGCGACACCGTGATGTCTTCAAGCGTATCGACATTGATGCTCAAGTGGTAGTAACCTAAAACGCCGTTGTCAAGGTGCTTCGTTGGGCCGTAGGTGTGGACTTTGACTCCATGTTGATAGATGGAGGTCAACGGGTCATACTCACCGTTCGCTTCATGCAATCGCAACGAGGTGAAGCCTTGTCGGACTAAATCCGAAGGGTTGACTTCGACATGTCGCACACGGTCGGAGGCTTTGAGTCCGAACGCTTCGATTGAACGGTGTGAAATCAAGTCCTCAAGTGCAAGGGTATCGGCTACCGTGGTGTGTGCAATGTCCTTCGATGTCAAGCCCAAGGCATTCAATTTCTGGATGCTATCATAGGCCATGATAGAACGGGCGATGTCTCGCATTTTCTTGGCGGTTGAAGTGGTGTCGTTGAGCAATTGCTTGAACAAGTTTCCTTGAATGGCAACATCAGCGAGAACGCCATTTCGATTGATGTATGACACGGTAGTTTTGCCATACGCCTCCATCAGCGCATCGGTATCAAGTGCTTGCTTCGGTGTCACCTTGGCGGTGCGAATCAAGGCGCGGTCGGGCATTGGTGTGCCTTTGTAACCTATTTGCTCGCGTTGCTTTTTGCTTAGGGTCTTCATGGTTTTCTTATCCATTGCAGTCCCCGTAATAGCGGTAAACAAGCAATGACTCAAGCCATGCTTGAACCGTTGTAATTGCGTAACCTCGCAAAGGTCGGTCGGTGTCTCGGATGCTTGAGCGATTTGCTCAAACGCCGGTTCTACTTCGGTATGTTGGTAATTCCTTTCCTCCATGCCCCCCCCTAAGTATGAGGGGGTAATAAGCATTTAGCGATTAAACGCTGAAATTGGCGTTTTTTGGTTGGTTTTTGGTCGGTGCGAGCGCGTTTTTTTGGGCCGTCGCCCTCCTGATGAAACGCCGTTTTTGGGCTGTTTTGGGGGTTTTTTGAATCATGTTCTTGTTTTCCCTCATTTTTAGGGCTATTCGATGCACTGCGAGCCTATTGCCGGAGGCATCACAATTAACATGACCCGTTCATGTTTTCGGAAGGCCGAAATCTCCATGAGTGCCACTTTGTTACTTAGTGCAATTATGTTACTTAGTAACATAATGTTACTAAGTGTAATTTTGAAGCCACTAAAATTAGTCGCGACTATTTTTCAAAGGCCTGAAAAATTAGTCGATAAAAAATTAGTCGATAAAAAAAATTAGTCGATAAAAAAAGTCACCGAAATTAGTCGGTATAAAATTAGTCGATAAATAATTTAGTCGATAAAAAAATAGTCGATAAAAAAAAGGCATCGAAATTAGTCGATACCGAAAACCCACCCCCCGAAGGGGGCGGGGATTAGTCGTTAAGTGCGAGCCTGTGAAATCAGGATTTTTTGTTGGCTTTGGTTCTCGACCAAATCGCAGGTGCTGTTGCTTTGATGCTCATGCAGTCGGACATGAAATCATCAACGGTGTAGTCCAAAGGCCATGTATCAGTGCCTTGACGGGTGCGGAGGTCTGTAAGGCATTCTTGAGCGTGTTTGACGGCATCCTTGAAGGCTTTGCGTGGTGAGGTGCGTGGTTCGCAAATGTTGGTGCGACCGCATCCACTGATACAGCATTCCCATATGAAGTCATATTCATCGGCGTTGGTGTAAATGTCGAACATCAATACCACCCTCCGTCGAAGTCGTCTCCGTAACATGCTTCGGCTCGAAGTTCGGCTTGAGCATCGGCTTGACGCTCGGCTTCGGCTTCGGCTTGTCGCTCGCCTTCGCAGTCATCGAAGTCGGGGTGTGTGTCGGTGTTCATGTCGTTGCCGTTGTAATTGTCATATGCTTCGTTGACGACGGCGGAGTAATTGCACCGGTGGCACTCGGCTACCATGTCTCTCGACCCATCCATCCATGTTTGCATGTATGCGTGGGTTGGGGCGTGACCGCAGTTAAGCGAAGGAAGGTTGACGAGGAATCCTGAATCCACCCATTGCTTGTCTTCGTTGCCTGTTGGTAGTGCTTTGGTATCAAGGGCGGCGTAAGCGTCTTTAAGGTGGGTCATAATCTCTTCAAGGGCTTCAAGGCCGTGAGTTTCGTCTATGATGTAGTCTTGTTCGTTCTCCACGGTGTCAATGACTTCATGCAATTGCATCATAGCAACCTCAAGGGATTGTCGGGTAACGGAGGATTCATCCTCAATAGGGCCGGTTTCGGGGTTATGGTCGTTTGCCATGGCATCCCTACGGCCTTGCAGTATATCATATGCTCGACTCGACTAATTTTTTAGTCGCAGGAAGCATCACACTTTAATCGCGACTATTTTTTAGCGTGAGGATAGTAATTTAGTCGCGACTAATTATCTCATTTGTTTCGACTAATTTAGTCGGGTTTAGTCGATATATTTTAGTCGGGTTTAGTCGCTAAATAATTTAGTCGATAAAAAAAATTAGTCGCTAAAAAAATTAGTCGTAAAAAAAGCCCCACCCTCCGGCGAACCGGAGAGCAGGGCGGCAACGACTTTTAGTCGGTAATCTAATTTCTCAGGTTGAGAATTATTCGTCTACGGGGTAGAAGGTGTAACAGACTCGCACCATGTCTGTATTCGACGGCAACCAGCGAGCGGGCAAGGCGATGCTCATTGCGGTGGCGGCTACATACTTTGTAAAGGTGAAGTGTGGGTGGTCGTTCGTGTCTGCGTTCTTGTATTCGCCTTTTTGGTGCAGGTAGCCTAATTGTCTGTATTCGGCTATCGGCACATCAAAGGTGTTAATGTCAATCCATGTATCAGTTTTCGGGGTGGGGCTCATATTATATCTCCAAGTTACCCTACGGGCTGCACCTATTTATACCCACCGATGCGACTAATTAGGCGACTAATTTTGACCTGAGCAGTAACTTCTAGTCGCGACTATTTTTTTATTTTTAGTCGTTTTGCGTATTTTTATCGACTAATTCGGCTTTAGTCGCGACTAATTTTATGGGCCTCGGTAAGCGTTTTAGTCGATAATTTTGAGGTGGCGACGAATAGGTGGGGTTCGGCGTGAGCGTGAGGATTTTGCGACTAAACGATGTATGTCGCCCCTGTATTTTAGTCGCGATTAACGCCGATTTTAGTCGCGACTAATAAAGTAGAGCGCAGTGTGCCTTTTAGTCGCAAAAAAAAGATGGAGACGATTATGAGGGTGTCAGCGTGGGCGACTTTGGGTTTGCGACTAAACGGGTGACTGCGACCAATATTTTTAGTCGCGTTTAATTTTAGTCGCGACTAATAAACAGGCTTTCAGTGTGCGTTTTAGTCGCAATTCTTCACTGTGGCCCAACTACCCCCTCCTAAGCGTCGATGTCTCAATTTTGCGACTAAAGGCGTGACTGCGAGCAACTATTTTAGTCGCGACTAATGGCGTTTTAGTCGATAAATAATTAGTCGCCCAAAAAGATTCACCAAAAAAATTAGCCACGACTAAGATGATGCCAAGGTTTTTCGTAAAAAACGCCACCTAAAAAATTAGCCCCGACTAAAAACACTTAAAAATTATTGACTACAAAAATCCATCCGAAAAATTAGGCACGACTAATAATCGCAGTAAAAAAAATAATATTAGTCGTTTTCGTTACCCCGACTAAAAACCGTGTGAAAATGTTACATTTAATTAGTCGTAACTAATTTTCGAGCCGTCGGAATCAGGCGTTGCCGATTTAGTCGATAAAAATTAGTCGAAAAATACCGCCCCAAATCTCGTAATAATATGAACGCACACACGCTCGCGAGGGGCTGATTTAGTCGATAACACTTTTTAGTCGCAGTTTTAGTCGCGTCGGAAGCCTTAAATAGTAGTATGTATATGGCTAAATAGAGGCAAAGAAAATGACCCGACAAACAACCCAACCCAAGAACGACCATATCACCTTGAAAGGTGTGCGCTGTAAAAAGTGTGGCTGCAAAAAGTTTACACCCATCGGCGTATCGAACGAAAATGCCCGTTGCATTCACTGTGGCACTTTTACTTTCCTTTGGGGTGCTTGAATATGAAGTCGGCCCAATACTTCAAACCCGTATCAGTTACCACTACAAAGTTTCCCTTGAGAAAATATCACATCATCTTTGTAGTCTCGCACACGGAAACTCACACCCGAATTGCACACCTTGACACCATCAACGGCATGTTCAAAACATCTCGCTACATCACACACGCGCAATTCAAAAACGGCTACTACCCCCTTACAGAATCCGAGGTGACTCAATTTGTCGAAGCATGATATTGATGTCGATTTTTCATGCACTCACGCGCAATGGCCGCGCGTTCAAAAGTCGCTTGAGAGGTTCTCCAAAAAATGTGCCTCGCGTGACATTCCGTTCAAATATTCGTTTGAGGATTCACCGCCACCCACTTATCGCGCCTTTGTCAAATGCAAGAGAAAACACGGTTCGGTTTTCGATGCCCAATTTCAGGATATGACCGGTGCTAAATGGCGTTTTAATCCGAAAGTCAACCGTCGGCTCTATCGACTCAAATCTCCCGACATCGAAAAAATATGGCGCAACTTCGACCACATCGGAAAGTTACACACCCCACCCGATGTTTTCAAAGAATCTCAATTCGTTGGATATTCGACCGTTCAAATCAAGGCCCGATATACCCCACCGTCAAAGTGGCGCGTTATCTCCGTGTGCGACCCGGCCGACCCCAACAATCCTCAAGACACGCCCGCGATTTACACGGCCATGTTTGGTGAAAAAATACCCGAACGCGTAGGCCGTAAAAAATTACCGGAAAAATACATCGACCAATGCGACCACTGCACATCGGGCCGTAGGCGTAGAAAACAGGTTTTCATCGTCGAATCCCCCAAGGGTCAAAAACGGTGGGTGGGTAAAACATGCCTCAAATCCTACACCGGCCTTGACCCCAAAGACCTTGAGGATTTACTACGCTATGCGACGGCATCACCGGAAGAACCCACCTCACATGGCGGTCGCGTGTCCGAGACTACTTTTGAAACCTCGCTCATGAACATGCTCATCGGTGCGTATGCGACCCAAAAAATACCATACAAAAGCGGTTTGGGTCATACACTCTTATTTTCAAGCGTAAAATATCTTGAGGATGAAGACCTCTTAGAATTGGGTCAATGGTCTCGGACACACCCGACAAGACCGGTAGAATGGCGACCCTTGCTCAAATTACCAAATATTTTCAACATCAAACGCAACGCCGACATCAACAATACTTTACCCATGCACACGCTTCTTAACATGATGGAGTGGCGACCGTCGGCCAAAGTTATGATGCTCGCGTCGGACTTTGCTCAAGCGGTCGAGGACATGAAAAATGACCGGCCAAGTGATTTTACCCGAAAAGTATTATCGGTGGCTGAATGCGGAGTGGTTCAACGAAAGACTTGGAATGTGTATGCGGGCGCGTCATCGCGATGGCTCAAAAAAATACATGAGCAATGGTTCGCAGAAAAGTCCGACATCAAACCCGAATCGAAAACCAAATCATACACCGCCGATGCCGGTCAAAGAATTACCGTCAAAGTATTCTACCACTCGCAACGGGAGACGCGCAACGGTTACACCATCACCGAGTTTAGAACCGCCAAAAACGAGGCGTTTGTCACCTTCGGTCAAGCCGATGTCGGAGGAATCAAGACCGGTGCTAAATTGACTTTGACCGGAACGGTCAAGCGACACGGCGAATACCAAGGCAACGGTTCAACCACACTCAACCGAATCTCAATCACCGGAGGATGGACTAAGTGAACGCGTTTACGGCTGATGTGGTGGCTAAAAAGAGGCATCCCGTCTCAGGGAAACCCAAAATTAGTCGCAGTATTAGTCGCATCGGCAGGGTTATATACTTGATAGGGGAATGGTTAATTAACCGGAAGGAGATGAAACAATGAGAAAAATACAATGGCAATATGATGAACAACACATGGATTGGTATGAAGACGGGCGTTGTCCTAAATGCGATGAAACATGGAATATTGATTCTCACTCGTGCCGTTGCCCTACTTGCGATACAAAATTGATTAAGAGAGGCGGAGAACAATGAAGAGAATTACAAAAAGAATCAAAGAATGCGCTCACGGCATAGTCAATCAAGGTTATGCTCATAACAGTTTTTACTTACAAGCAACCGTTTTAGACGAAAACGAAGAGCGATATACCGATGAAGAGTTTTGGTCGGCGGTTCAATGGATTAGAAACAAATTGGGGTTGTGAAAAAATGATATTCACGGCATGGTTAATTCAAATCGCGATTCGATACAATAGGTGGCGATTTCAATGAAGGTTTGGTTTCCCCCATTTGTTGAACGCACTCCCGAATTGGTGGTCGCAAGAACGACAATCGCCAAGTTAAAAGAAAAATTGGAGGCGAAAAAATGAGTAAGAATCGCATTACCAAATATCGCGACCGGCGAAAACGCTACTCAAACAATTCGGAAAACCCGAATCAAAATGTATGCGCTCATCATGTGGCGCATTGTTTGGGCGTTGCCGACCAAGTGCGATACCTTCACAATTTAGGCGACCTTCTACGGGCGGCCCGTAAAAAGTGGAGTGTCCGTTCGCGAAAAAGCGTGTGGGCTACAAAATACAAAAAAATACCTTTAACGGTAAACCAATTCCTAAAACATTTCAACGACTTCAACGAATTGGCCGAAGGTCAAAAGTCCGTCGTAAAAAAGCATTATTGGTGTCCCGAATCCGAAGAACCTTGGATTGAACAGACGACCTCATCAATTTCAATTTCAGCATACATCGTTTATGTCAAGGGGCATGTTCTACTTGTAAACGCCAACGGCGAAGTGCATGTAGATACAGCACCAAAAACCGGAACAGACCGGCGAAAAATCCTGAAATTATACGCCGTAGGCCAACCTTACAAAAAGGTGGAGGCGGTCGAAGAATAATAATTTAGTCGCACAATTAGTCGCATCGGAAGGTTTTTATACTTGGACTAATATGTAGATATAGAGCCGAAGGAGGCAAAAAACATGAAAATAAAAATACCAAAAGCAGAAACAGAAGGAACATTTGAAGGATGGGTTCGCGTCGACACTAAGAACGCCGTTGCGGTTTACCGTAAAATGTTGGCCCGACAAAGAAAAACCAACATTGAGGACTTTCCCGAAAGTATACACCGTTTGCGCGGTTCTATTTTGTTACACCTATCATCCGAAGAGCGTTCAAGTGAATGGCTAACTTTACCTTTAGGTAAAATCGAAAAAATCATGGCTAAACATCAAGAAGTAATAAAATACAGAAATTGTAAAATG